CGCTAGTGACGATAAGGTCAGAGCATTTAAGAGGAAACTTTTCAGCATCGGATAAACTCGTGTCTAACATGAACTGCAACATAAAGTTGCTACGACCCATTGACGCTTCACGTTCAATCAGGTCTTCATTATCAAACCTATCATCTGTTACTTCCCATTTCTCTGCACCTTGATCTATATCTTCTACCAGTTGAGGCGCTAACAGGCCCTCGTATTGTGAAACCTTCCTAGGATACCTAGCAGGCCAAACAAAGGGCTTGTAGCTTCTCTCAGCTAGCTTACGATAGACAGTAAATGTTGTCTGAGGTGTACCCAGAAACATAATACGACTATCATTCTTGGGAGTAAGGATAGATTCAGCTTCAGTACATAATTGTAGAAGCTTCTCCCTCATAAATTCTGTCATCGAGTTGCCGGGAACCTCAATATCGTCAAGGATCATTAAGTCAGCACGAGAACCGGTAAGCTGACCAGTAATGCCCACTGATTTAACAGAAGGGGCTTGGTGAGGGGAGCAAGCAACATCAAATGAGATACGACTCCAACGGGAGTCATCAGATTTTGGACGCAAATGTACCAACCAAGGTGTTTCAATGATTAATTTCTGTAGGAAGATTGACATGTTATCTGCTCGTTCTTTAGAAGCAGATATGATCATTATTTTCTTTTCGGAGTTATTAAATAAAGTCCAAAGAACAAAAGCACCAGTAATCCAGCTCTTACCAACTCCCCGAAATGCTTGGATTTGTAAACGCTTTGGACCATGTTGAAGGTAATCAGCAATTGCATATTGAGCACGTGTAGGGTTTGGTAGATCTAATTCACTCCATAATGCTTGTAGGAATAGCTTAAAATCATCCTTTAATAGTTTTAATGTATCCATCGTTTCTCCAAGTTGTGGGACCGTTAGGTGTAAAGGGTAAATGTTGTTTAACTGTAAAATCAGCTCTATCTTTTACAAACAACGGATCATGTTGTAGAGATTCATATTGAATATCAAACCAGCGATCTTTATCTAAAGACTGCTTTAGCATTTCGATATAGTCATAACAATGATCAATATAAGTACTATAAAAGTCAGGGTTGTCGGTATAATCTTTATACCATTCAACACGTTCCATGCTAGCTATGATGTCGTCTTTATTACGGATCATAAAAGCAAACTGAGCATTTGGAAATATAAAAGATAATTCTATTACTGCTTTAAGAAGAAAGGGAGCTTGAACAACACTATTATTAGGTATGTTTATGTTGTATTCAAGCTCATCAATAAACTTCCTACTAGTTTGTCTAGCGATAATGTGACTAGCAAGCCGTGAGCCTGCTCTCTGTGGACCTGTGACAATGATTGGGTGGGTCATAGGTAGAATCTAGCGTGTAGGGGGTTGGGAGGGCTTGTAGAGGGTTTATTTCTTAGAGTTTTCCTGTCTTTTTCTTTTTGACTCAACCTGCATCTCAGTTTTTTTAATTGCTTTTTGAGTTTTAGCTTTTCCTGTATACTTACGGCTTAGCTTTCTAAGAAAATCATCCATCTTTTCCCAAATTCTTGCATTATCAACTAAAGGTTTAATGTCATTTTTAATAAGGTGATCTAACAACATTTCAAAATCTTTAGGATTACTTATTTTATTTAATTTAGCAGTAAGAGCCTCTTTCATCATCTCCATGCTTTCGCCTGGAAAAGTGAGACTTGGCTGAGCACGCATTTCAGGGTGGTAACTACGATGACCTGTTTCACCCATAGGCAGGAGTCCAGATTTTAAATCACCAGTATCAGCACCTGTAATCTTTTTAAATTTCTCAGCAATTCTATTTAAATATTGTGCGTCCACTAAACCATCTTCAATAAAATCACGGGCTCTATTATAAATAGCTGCTGACATACCTTTTGGAATTAAGTGGTGTAGTTCTAATTGTTCAGCAGCTCTACCTAACGCCTCATTTGCAATTCTTACCTCTTCTTTAAATTGCTTTGCTCCTGGTGCATCTCTAGGGTATGCGTATTCATTATCAAAAGTAGGCACTTTAATGTTTGATTCTGCCCTATTTATTTTTTCCAAACCATCGTTATATCGACCTAGCTGAGTTGCATAACCATCTTTATACTTACCTTGTTCATTTATATAACCACCCATATTTTTAGCTTTAAGAACGTTTTTAGGAACACCAGGATTGTTTGCTTCAATGTTTTCCATAGCGGTTTTAGCGGCTTCCGCATTAGTGCGTTGAATTCTAATCTCCGCGCCTCGTTGAGTATCCCATTCTGCTTGAGTCATTTTAGACGTGGCTTTAGCCTCCATCACTTGTGGAGCTAGGTTAACAGAAGCCCCATCATAATTAGGTCTAAGTGTAGAAAAAGAAGGAGATACACCAGCCGTAGCTAAAGCTGCAGGTGGAGTAGGTGGGAAAATATCATCAATAGTAGGCCCGTATTTGTCAATAGCTTTAACAACAGTTTTAGCGCCTTGCTTTAAAGCAGGTGTTGCACGTTTTAGTACAGCTCCTGTGCCAGCAGTAAGAGCTGACACCACAACTTCATCTGTAATAAACCTACTAGTATTAGTTTTCTCACTAATAAATTCTAAACCTTGATCAGCTAAAGTAACTACACCATTAGCAATATTAAGAGTAGGATTTATGTAACGTTGTTTGTTTTCGTAACTTTGAGAATCGTACCAATCTACAGCAGCAGTAGTAGCATCTGTTATTTTCTCAGTAGCAAAATCTTTTACTTCTTGAGGTATAGCTTCAGTAATTGAATTACCAATTCTTTGTGCTGCAACACCACCCATTCTAAACTGACCTTCGTCCATCAGTTTATCAAAAGATCCTTTAGATTGCCATCCATAGTTTTGGCCAGACCAAAAAACAGGTTCTCCATTTAAAACAGCTTCACTGCCAATTTCACGAACTTCTTCATTTATTTGGGTAGAATCTTGACCTTCAAATTCTTGTTGTATTCTACCTTCAATAACTCGTTCTCTGTTTTCATTAAAATCTTCTGCTCTATCACGTATAAATTTACCTGCTTCATAAATACCAGGTAACTCTTCTTTTACATAATTTTTTATAGCATTAAGTGGCATGATTAATTAATATACTCCATAATTAGTTTTTCACGGAGTCTATTAACTCCAAATTTATTTCTCATCCAACTAAGGACGGGTGTACTTCCTTTATCCTGATTACATCTAGTACAGGCGCATACAACATTTGTTGCAACATCCTCTCCGCCACGTGCGCGAGGATGAACATGATCGATAGATAACTGACTAAGGTCATAAGTTTTTCCGCAATAGATACAAGTATGGTCAAAATGTTCCTTAATAGAGCGTCTCCACAGACGCTTAGCTTCTGGTGAGGTCATGGCTATTAAGTTGTAGAGGTAATCTTTAGGAGTAGGAAGTAAGGGTGTCATGCGCGTCCTTTACGTGCTCTGTTTTTTGATGCTGCTTCGAGGAATGTCTTTCCATTTTTCTTGTGGGATACATCCTTGCCATCACCGTTACCGTAGGTTCCACGTTTACGGTTTTCTTTATTTAATGAAGATCGTTTAGAGATCTGTAATTTAGAGCCATCATATTTCTTTTGGTAAGATTTATAATTACCATTAGCATATTTGGCTCCGCTATGACTAGAGCTTCGAGCCATAAAGTCTCCGTTGTACAAGTTCAGGGTCAACAGTTGGCATAATACTAACTAGCTTATCTAGTGGGCTACCTTCAAAGGCGACACCACTAATATCATTCTTTGCTAACCAGTCACAAGCTGCTTTTAAATCTTGTGTGGAAGCCTCACCCGATTTAATACGGGCAAGGAATTCCTTTGTAACAAGATTATGCAACTCATTGAACTGGTCTTCAGTTGCTTTCTTGTTTGTCATTTAGCTTTTTTAGCTTTAGGTTTAGCTGGTGCTTTAATCTCATAACGAACTTCATTAGGTTCATGAATGAGATGTGATTCGTCACGTTCAGCTTCAGCTAGTGTTGCATATTCACCAAGTACTTTACTGGTGTATAGGTCAATAAGTTGATAAGTCATGCGCGTTTTTTCTTTTCTGGTTCGTTAACAGAGTTTGTTGCTTTCTTTTGGTAAGGATTTATATGACCCTTCGCAGGTTTATTCATATCACCACCCGCTTTCTTTCGATTGTCGTCAAACATTTGCTGCATGTAAGACTTTTGTCCGCCTCTAGGCATAATTAATTCCTCAATACGATTTGATCTAATTTGTTTTCGATACGTACCATATGGTCTTCCATACGTTGGACCATTACTGTTAGGTCAGCTTTAGATACGTAGTCTTGCGCTACACTTAATTCAATAGCGTCAATACGTCTGTCAAGACCACTAATGCGGTCATGCACGTTATTTATTCTGTTGTGTAATCTGTTATTTAAAGCTGCCCCACCACCTATCAAAGCGATAAGAGCAGTAACTGCTGCTTCCATTATTTAAGAGATACAATAGGTACGATGTCGTGGCAAAGTACTTCTACGCGACTACCTGGACGAAAGGTAAACCCAGATTTCATAATCTCAGTACATTTTAAAGCACGTACTAACTCGTAATCTAGGCGCATCTTAGCTTCGTGTTTACGAGCAATAGCTTTACAGGTTTCTATCATTCCTCCATCAAGCGGTACTGAAAAACTAACCTGTGCTCCCCAGTTATTACTTTTTACGTAACCACTAGATTCCATAGGTGTAGTATCGTTACCCATATAAAATGGAGAGAACTGCATTGTTGTACCATTACAACTATTATTACCTGCAAAATATTGTCTTGAAGGTGCTCCATTGTTTTGGAACTGCACGGCTTGATTTGTCACATTTCCCGTTGCAGCGGCAACCGGACTAGAAGTATTTTGAACTTTTGGGTCATCATCTGCGTAGGCAGGTACTACGGAGACGTAGTCTACGACTACTGCGAGAAGACCGATAAGGAGGTAGTATTTGTAACCTGCTTGATTGTTTCTGTTACGAGGCTGTCTTGAATCTTGCCAGCTGCTCTTGTCACCACTTCTAGTTGAAATGGAGCGCCAGCAGTTGTTACTGAAAACTTGGTTCCAGCACCAGCTACGTCTGCACTTGGAGTTATGTTTGTTCCTGACCATGATGTATAAGCACCACCAAGGACATTGGTTGCAATTGTGCGGTTAATATCAATAGTAGTAGTTGTAGTGGATTGCATTGACCCCTGAGTAAAATTAGGGGTTACTTGTGCCGCTGCTGGAGCAGCAATTAAAAACAGAAGGAATAATTTCTTCATTTGTTCTTCTCCCGTGAGATTGAAAACGTTGCCAAAGTTCCGCTTAAAATAGAGGCTACATAAGTAGGGTCCATCTTTTCCATCCATCCTGCATAA